CATTTGGCCAGATTTTATTGAAGGCTTTCATCATAAAGAAGTAGCAGATAAATTTAATAGATTACAATCTGGTGAATTAAAAAGATTAATTATTAATATGCCACCTAGGCATACAAAATCTGAATTTGCTTCTTACTTTTTACCTGCTTGGATGATAGGAAATAATCCTAAACTAAAAATTATTCAAGCAACTCACACTGCAGAACTCGCAGTACGTTTCGGTCGTAAAACTAAAAACTTGATTGACTCAAATGAATATAGAGAAATATTTAATACAAGATTACAAGAAGATTCAAAAGCCGCGGGCCGTTGGGAAACGGATCAAGGTGGTGAATATTTTGCTGTCGGTGTCCAGGGTGCGGTGACCGGTAGAGGTGCTGATCTACTCATCATTGATGATCCACATTCAGAGCAAGATGTAAATTCAGCCACAGCTTTTGATAAAGCATATGAGTGGTATACTTCAGGACCCCGTCAGCGTTTGCAGCCAGGTGGACGTATTGTTTTAGTTATGACTAGATGGAGTACAAAAGATTTAACAGCACAACTAATCAAGGCCCAAGCAGCAGAAGAAAAAGCAGATCAATGGGAAGTGGTAGAGTTTCCTGCGATCCTTCCATCAGGTAAACCAGTATGGCCAGAGTATTGGAAGTTAGAAGATTTACTTGCGGTTAAAGCATCTGCTGGTATTGCAAAATGGAATGCTCAATATATGCAAGATCCAACTGCAGAAGAAGGAGCAATCATTAAACGTGAGTGGTGGAGAGATTGGGAAGAAGAATATATTCCACCTCTTGAACATGTCATTCAATCTTATGATACGGCATTCATGAAAAAAGAAACTGCGGATTATTCTGCAATCACAACCTGGGGCGTGTTCCATTTAAATGAGGACTCTGGTCCACAATTAATTTTACTAGATGCAAGGAAAGAGCGTTTAGAGTTTCCAGAATTAAGGCGCCTGGCCCACGAACAATATATGTATTGGCAACCTGAAACAGTTCTTGTTGAAGCGAAAGCATCAGGACTTCCATTAACTTATGAACTTAGAAGCATGGGTATACCCGTTGTTAATTTTTCACCAAGTAAAGGTAATGATAAACATGCACGAGTGAATGCTGTTGCACCTCTATTTGAATCTGGAATGATATGGGCTCCTAAATCTAAACAGTTTGCACAAGAGGTTATTGAGGAATGTGCATCCTTTCCATATGGAGATCATGACGATTTAGTAGATTCTATGACACAAGCTGTTATGAGATTTAGACAAGGTGGCTTGATTTCTCACCCAGAAGACTATAGAGATGAGGAACTTCCAAGAACAGAGAGAAGTTATTATTGATGAAAAAATTAACAAGAACAATACCACCACTAAGAGGACCTAACCCACAAGGGTTGAATGTTCCAAATAAAAAGGTTATATTAACAAATTCAGGAAAATTAAATGGCAACTATAGACAAATCACTTCCAAACGAAGTTAGAAAAACTATTGAGATTGAGGGGCCAGAAGCTTCAATAGAACAAACTATCGAAACTCAAGAACAGATTCCTTCTCAAGGAGATACAGAAATTACACCTATGGAAGATGGTGGTGTTGAAATTAATTTTGAACCAGCAGCTTTTAATCAAGAACAAACTCCAGATCATTTTGCAAATTTAGCAGAACTATTACCAGAAGAAGTTTTAATGCCATTAGGTTCAGAACTTTTTCAAAATTATGAAGAGTATAGATCTTCACGTCAAGATTGGGAGACTGCTTATACCGATGGTTTAGATCTACTTGGATTTAAATATGAAAGAAGAACAGAACCTTTCAGAGGAGCGAGTGGTGCAACTCACCCAGTTCTTGCAGAAGCAGTTACACAATTTCAAGCTTTAGCTTACAAAGAATTATTACCAGCAGACGGACCGGTGCGAACTCAAGTTGTTGGATTAAACGATAGACAAAAAGAAGATCAAGCAAATAGAGTTAAAGACTTTATGAATTATCAAATCATGGATCAGATGAAAGAATATGAACCTGAATTTGATCAGATGTTATTTTATTTACCATTATCAGGATCTACATTTAAAAAAGTTTATTATGATTCTTTACTTGAAAGAGCAGTTTCAAAATTTATACCTGCAGATGATTTAATAGTTCCTTATTCTGCAACATCATTAGATGATGCGGATGCTATAATGCATGTCATTAAAACAACTGAAAACGATTTAAGAAAACAACAAGTCAATGGTTTCTATAGAGATATAGAATTATCTCCTGCAATGGATAATGTAGATAATCAATTAAAAGCCAAAGAGAGAGAATTAGAAGGAATTAGAAAAGAAAAAAATAATGACATCTTTACTTTAATAGAATGTCATGTAAATTTAGATATCGAGGGCTTTGAAGATCGTGATCCCAACGGGGAAATAACTGGAATTAAACTTCCTTACATAGTGACGATAGAAGAAGGCTCTCGTGAAATTTTATCTATTCGTAGAAACTATAATATTGGAGATCCTAAAAAACAGAAGATCCAATATTTTGTTCATTTTAAATTTTTACCAGGTTTAGGATTCTATGGCTTTGGATTAATCCATATGATTGGTGGATTATCTAGAACTGCTACATCAGCATTAAGACAGTTATTAGATGCTGGAACATTATCTAATTTACCATCAGGATTTAAACAAAGAGGTATTCGTGTCAGAGATGATGCACAACCTATTCAACCTGGAGAGTTTAGAGATGTAGATGCTCCTGGAGGAAACTTAAGAGATGCATTTATGCCTTTACCATTTAAAGAACCTTCACAAACTTTACTACAATTAATGGGTGTTGTGGTTCAAGCAGGTCAACGTTTTGCTTCAATTGCTGACATACAAATAGGGGATGGAAATCAACAAGCAGCAGTAGGTACGACGGTGGCTTTATTGGAACGAGGCAGCAGAACAATGTCTGCAATTCACAAACGATTGTATGCTTCAATGAAACAAGAATTTAAATTATTATCTAGAGTGTTTGCACTCTACTTGCCTCCAGAATATCCTTATGATGTTGTAGGTGGACAAAGAACTATTAAACAAACTGACTTTGATGACAGAGTAGATATTGTTCCAGTTGCTGATCCAAATATATTTTCACAAACTCAAAGAATTAGTTTAGCACAAACTCAATTACAACTTGCTCAATCTAATCCACAAATTCATAATTTATATGAAGCTTACAGAAAAATGTATGAAGCTTTAGGAGTTAGAGATATAGATAAAATTTTAAATGTACCTCAACCACCAGCACCAAAAGATCCTGCATTAGAGCATATTGATTCTTTATCAGGACAACCTTTCCAAGCATTTAGAGGACAAGACCATAGAGCTCATATCACTTCACATTTAAATTTCATGTCTACAAACATGGCAAGAAATAATCCAGTTATTATGGGTGCATTAGAGAAAAACATTTTTGAACATATTTCTTTGATGGCTTTAGAACAAGTTGAAATAGAATTCACAACTCAATTACAACAACTACAACAATTATCTCAAGATCCAATGGCTGCACAGAATCCTCAAATGCAAATGCAAGTTCAACAACTTCAAATGCAAATTGAATCTAGAAAAGCAATATTGATTGCTGAAATGATGGATGAATTTATGAAGGAAGAGCAAAGAATTACATCACAATTTGATAATGATCCTATTGCTAAATTAAAATCACGTGAATTAGATCTTCAGGCTCAAGAAAATGCTAGAAAAACTAAAGAAGGACAAGAGAAAATTAACCTTGATAAGATGAGAGCCATGATGAATCAGATGAATACACAAGAAAAACTACAACAAAATGAAGATTTAGCTGAATTGAGGGCTGCAACTTCAATTGCAAAACAACAGTTTTCTGATATGAACAAGAAAATACAATAATTATTGTTAAAAACTAAAAAAGGAGTATATTATAACTATGAAAATGAATTCAAAACAAAAAAAGATTGGTAAAGTAATGAGAGAGTTCAAAAAAGGTGAACTTAACATGGGTCAATCAAAAGAAAAAGTAAAAAATCCTAAACAAGCAATTGCAATTGCTTTGTCTGAAGCAGGAATGTCTAGAAAAAAAATGGCAATGGGTGGTTCAGTAAATAATAATTTATCATCAGAGAGATCTACATATGGAAATCAAGTAGATTTTGCACAATTCACACATTCAGATGGAACTTTAAAAGGTGGAATTGATGTAGAAGTTTCTAATCCACAAGAAACACAAGTAGAGCCAGTGGGTGGACAAAAAAGAATGCTTCCGGAGAAAAAAAGATCAGCTAAGTGGTATTAAACCATGATTCAAATGTTAGGAGCTGTTGCACCTTTAGCTAAAATTCTATTTAGCACAATTGAAAAATCAGTTCCTGATAAAGATTTACAAGAAAAATTAAAATCACAATTACAAACACAATTACTACAATCTAATACACAAGAATTAACTGCCGCAGCAAAAATTATTGAGGCAGAGGCTAAAGCTGGCTGGTTCGCTAGCTCGTGGAGGCCCCTTTTAATGTATGTATTAATATTTATTTTAATATGGAACTATGTATTGGGTCCTGTAATATTATTTTTTTTTAAAGCTTCTATAACTATAACTCTTCCAGGAGATGTTTGGACATTATTACAAATAGGTCTTGGAGGGTATGTTGTGGGCAGGAGTGCAGAATCGGTGGCACGCACTATGGCAAATAGACCGGCAAACAAAGAACAAGAAAACGGATAAGGAGATAAAATGAGAAACGATTATAAAATAAGACCAAGAGCTACTATGATGAAGGGTGGAAAAGCAAAAAGCAAAAAAAGTTTTCCAGATTTAAACAAAGATGGAAAAACAACTTATGCTGATGTTATTACTGCTAGAATGTCAAAAGCTAAAAAAGGCAAAATGATGAAGGGTAAAAGATAATATGCCTAAAGAAAAAAATCCTTTTGCAAAACTGTCTAAAGCAGATTTGACAGGAGAAGAAAAAACAGAAAAGTTTAAAGAGTTAGCAAGAGCTCTTAAAAGTAAAACTCCAGATGAACCTAGAAGCAATGTAGGTGAGTATGATGAATCTAAGTATAGCGATAAAAGAAAAAAATTTATTGCAATGGCTAGAAGAAAAGGATTGACTAGTGCAGCAGATATGGAAAAAGCAGCAGGTATTAAAAGTGCTGCTAGAAAAGCTGCATATGCAGCTAAAAAAGGTTTAAAAGCAATTCCTGGAATTGGAACTGCTATGACAATTTTAGAACCAACTGAAGTAGGTGCTGCAGAACGTCCTTTATCTGATGAACAAAAATCAGAAATAAATCAAATGGAAGAATACAAAAAAGGTGGAAGAGTTAAGAAAGCAAAAGGTGGTTTAATGAGAGGAATGCCTAGAATTGCACAAAGAGGCTGGAAGTAATGGCTAAACTTTGTCCGAGAGGAAAAGCAGCAGCTAAAAGAAAATTCAAAGTATATCCGAGTGCATATGCAAATATGTATGCATCAGCTGTTT